AAAGAATTGTTACCGGCCGACGGACCAGTAAGAACACAAATCATCGGTGCACCGAATCCACAAAAAGAACAACAGTCTCAAAGAGTAAAAGAATTTATGAACTATCAACTTATGGATCAAATGAAAGAATATGAACCTGAGTTTGATCAGATGTTATTTTATTTACCACTATCAGGATCCGCGTTCAAAAAAGTTTATTACGATGATCTATTACAAAGAGCAGTTTCAAAATTTGTACCTGCGGAGGATTTAGTTGTTCCGTATTCTGCTACCTCATTAGAAGATGCGGAATCAATAATCCACGTAATTAAAAAATCAGAAAATGATTTACGTAAACAACAGGTCTCTGGTTTTTATAGAGATGTTGAATTAGGAAGGCCCACGGACAACGAATCTGCTTTAGAGAAAAAAGAAAGAGAACTTGAAGGAGTTAAGAAAACTATTAACGAAGATGTTTTTACTTTATTAGAATGTCACGTGAATCTTGACCTTGAAGGATTTGAAGATAGATCTGATGACGGTCAACCTACAGGTATCAAGCTTCCTTACATAGTAACACTAGAAGAGAGTTCAAGAGAAATTTTATCTATCAGAAGAAACTATGCAATTGATGATCCAAAAAAAGAAAAGATAACTTACTTTGTACATTTTAGATTTTTACCAGGACTAGGTTTTTATGGTTTTGGTTTAATACACATGATCGGCGGTTTATCTAGAACCGCAACATCTGCACTAAGATCATTGTTAGATGCCGGTACACTCTCCAATCTACCGGCAGGATTTAAAATGCGTGGCATCAGAATGAGAGATGATGCCCAAGCGATTCAACCAGGCGAATTTAGAGACGTGGATGCACCGGGTGGTAACATCAAAGATGCTTTTATGGCTTTGCCATTTAAAGAACCATCGCAAACACTTCTACAACTAATGGGGGTCGTAGTATCAGCAGGTCAAAGATTTGCATCGATCGCTGATATGCAAGTAGGTGATGGGAACCAACAAGCGGCAGTGGGTACGACCGTAGCGCTGTTGGAAAGAGGAAGCAGAACAATGTCTGCAATACACAAAAGAATCTATGTAAGTTTGAAACAAGAGTTCAAACTTCTAGCTCGTGTATTTAAATTATATCTACCTAACGAATATCCTTATGATGTTGTTGGTGGTCAGAGAATGATTAAACAATCAGACTTTGATGACAAAGTAGATATACTTCCGATTGCTGATCCAAATATATTCTCTCAAACTCAAAGAATATCTATGGCTCAAGCTGAGTTACAATTAGCACAATCAAACCCACAGATGCATAATTTATACAATGCATATCGTGCGATGTATGAAGCGTTAGGAGTTAAAAACATAGATCTTATTTTAAAACCTCAACCTAGACCTGCACCAATGGATGCTAGTGTTGAAGCTATTATGTCTTTATCAGGTAAACCTTTCCAAGCGTTTAAAGGTCAAGACCACAAAGCACATATTACAGCTCATTTAAATTTTATGACAACTTCTATGGCTAGAGGTAATCCTTTGGTTACAGCTTCTATGCAAAAAAATATTTTTGAACACATTTCTTTAATGGCATTAGAACAAGTTGAGATAGAATTCCAAGACCAAATAAAACAATTACAAATGATGCAACAAAATCCTGCTGCTATGCAAAATCCTGAGATGCAACAACAGGCAATGAATTTAAATATGCAGATCGAAGCTAGAAAATCTATCTTAATTGCAGAAATGTTTGAAGATTATGCTAAAGAAGAGAAAATGTTACTAGGTGATTTTTCAAATGACCCTGTTGCGAAGCTAAAATCTAGAGAATTAGACATCAGAGCTAAAGATGATTTTGTAAAAGCACAACAAGCACAAGAAAAAATCAATCTTGATAAGATGAAAGCGATGATGAACCAAATGAATAAGGACGAAAAGCTTCAACAAAACGAAGATTTAGCAGAATTACGTGCAGCAACATCATTGACTAAGCAAGAAATGTCAAATAGAAGCAAAATTCACGATTTTGGTAGAAATTTTAAGAAAAAATAAGTAGTATTAACAAATAAGGAGAACAATATGGTAAAAATAACAAAAGTTCTTGGAGTAGGCAAAGATGGTTTCCAAAAAGGTGGAGTCGCTATTGGTGATTCACCTGGAAAAGTAGGCATCGACCCTAGATCCAAAGTTCTTTCAAATCAAGACCGTGTTTTTAACCAAATCGAAGAAGGAAATGTAGTCGAGGTTAGAGGTACGAGAAGAATGTTGAAGGACAAAAGTAAAAAAGCAACTTGGTATTAATATGGCTTGGTTCAGTTTAGCAAAAATTGCTTTGCAAGCTGGTAGTAAAATTTATTCTAACCGCCAGAAAACAAAGATGGCCATGTCTGATGCACAATTGATGCATGCAGAAAAGATGGCTCGCGGTGAAGAGGCTTACCAAGGCAAATTATTAGAAGCACGTCAAAACGACTATAAGGATGAATTCGTTTTGATAATTATTTCGGCGCCCATCCTTGTGTTGATGTGGGCGGTGATGTCGGACGATCCGGCGGCGATGGAAAAGGTAAAACTTTTCTTCGAATACTTTTCAACACTACCGTCATGGTTTACAAATCTGTGGATCCTTGTCGTGGCGAGTATTTTTGGAATAAAGGGCACACAGATATTTAGAGGAGGAAAAAAATAATGCCAAATAGAAGGTTCAACAAACAAGTCGCTAACTCTCGTAAACCTATGATGGGTGGCGGAATGTCTACAGCTAGAAAAGATATGAGATCTGGCTTCTACAAAGATGACATGGGCATGAGAGGTGGTGCTATGTACAAAAAAGGTGGAAAAGTAGGCAAGAAGAAACAAGGCTACAAAGCTAGAAAAGATGAGTCTATTGCTATGAGAATCAAAAAGAAAAGAACTAAGAAGCAATTAAAAGCTTCTAGAGATGATTCATACGGAAGATTCGGAAGCAAAGCTAAGAAGTCTGGTAAAATAAATAAATAAGGAAATATGAAACCAATAAGCAAAAGTAAAAACAAAGGCTTGGCTAAATTAGCTAAGAAGAAACCTGAGTTAGCAAAAAAATTTGGTTACAATCCAAATAGAATAGTTGCTAAAAAAGGTGGTAAAGTAAAACACAAAAGGAAAAGATAATGGCAAAGTTATGTCCTAGAGGAAAAGCAGCAGCGAAGCGTAAATTCAAAGTTTATCCTTCCGCGTACGCAAATATGTACGCCTCTGCAGTTTGCTCTGGTAAAGTTACACCGGGTGGAAAGAAAGGTCGTAAGAAAGCTGCTAATGGTGGCTTAATCGATATGACCAAAATGAGTTTGGTGTAATGGCTGAAAAAGGATTACGTTCATGGGTGAAGGAAAACTGGGTAGATATTGCCAACAAAAAATCAGATGGCTCATACCCGAAG